CTTGGTCAGGATCTTTGAAGATTGGCCGCGTGACGATGCTGGCCTTGGCCTCGGACCAGCCCTGGGATGAGCCTGCTGGTCGGGGTGCGGCCGAGGGCCGCAGGGTGATGGAGAACTTGGTGTTCATGGTTCTCTCGACGAACTAGTCCCGTAGGATTGGGAGCTCGAGATCTCGTAGGATTGGGAGCTCGAGATCTTCATCAGCATGCTGCATCCAGACGACCAAGTCCATTGTGGCGATCGCCATCCTGCGGAGTTTGGCGGCCTCGTCTTCGTCGGCCTCTAGGTTGGCCTGGAACGCAAAGAACGACCCCGCGATCCGTAGGTTGTTTCGGAGCTGGGCTGCGGTCAACTTCATTTCGGTTTCCTTTCTAGGGACCTCCTAGGTCCCCTTGCAACCACTGTGGTTAAGAACTTCATCGACTTAGGACGCAGCCAGAGTACCATATTCGAGCTGGAAAGTCAAGTACTATTTTGGTTTGGTAGGGGGACCTGACGGCCCATCTGTTGGCCCCGCGGGTCGCCTAGAGAACAGATCCTGCAACTGGTCCGCGAGCGTGGGCGTTTCAGGGTTTGAAATAGCCAGATGTTTTCCATCTGGCCGTCCGACGGCCCGGAGTTTGACGCCGCGCATGATGTCTAAGATGCGGGGATCCATTGGGGCAACGGTCTTGTGGAGGGCTCGCGCGCAGGAGTCGCAGACTGCATACTTGGCGTCCATGGACGAATCGGGTTGTGGGAGCTTGCAACGGAAGCAAAAGGCGAGGTTGTAGACCTGTTGGATATGTTTGGCACGGTCTTCCCAAGCCATAAAGATGAACTCGCGGGGTAGCTGCTCGACATCGACGCCGAGGGTTGTGAGGGCATCTAGGAGCCGTTCGAGGTAACCGTAGTTGACGCGGCGGGGACGTCGGGACATGGTGCCTCCTTAGTGTGGGGGAATTGTTGGGGGACTATTGGGATACAGTGGATAGCAATTGGTGTGCCAGGTCGTTTCAAAGTTTGAAATGGATAGCGATTAGATCGCGTGACCAGTTCATGTGGTTATATTGTTGTGGGTTCTGGTGCCTATGGGTCGCGCGCGGGTGGTGGCGAATGGTTCTTGTTATTTTTTTTTTATACATTGTTTTTTTTTATGTATATATATCGCTAGCTAGCGCGATAGGGAGCCCAAAGAAGCAACAACAAAATAACAATATCGCCTGGTCGCGAGAGTAATTGTCGAGCTGCGCGTCGGACGCGCAAGGATAGCATTCAACTGGGCGCGTCAGGTATTGAAGCGGGCCGTTAGGATCTGGGTTATATATTATCTCGGACGCCGCGACTTCGACCGCGTTTCTAGATTTCGGGCCGCGGGTTGGGCCACCTGGAATCATCGGCTCAGGCGCGCGCCCGCGCCTGGGCAACCAAAGACCGTGGTGGCATCGCTACCAAAGGCCTTGGTAATATATAAACCAGCGAGCTTGGTGTCGGATCAACTAGCCCAATGGTAGTGAACCTCACTACGATTCGACTACAACTTGAAACTACAAGACTACGGTGCAGCGCGTTAGTCGGTGGGTCAATGGTAGTATTGCAATGGTTGCATGGGTATGGTTGACTGCACTTGCTCGCGAGTGCCGCGAGCGAACGGCTCGCCGGAACGAACCGGCGCCCGCAACCACAAAGGAGGCACGATGAACACCAAATTCACGGTTCGCAAGGAAGTCCAGGCGGGACCAGTCAAGTCGGCGTCAACCGACACCCGTCCGCAGGCGTACATCTTCTTGGGTCGCCAGGGACTCAACGGCGTTGACGGTCCCACGATGCGCCGTCGGTTCCTGGCCTTCGCGGAAATGTTCCTGGACGCCAACGGCAACAAGGTGTCGCAGAACACCTTCGGACTCACCATCGTCCAGGACTGGCTGGACGACTTCGAGAAGATGGCTCGCAAGGACGTTGGCGACGCCGCCTTCAAGAAGTCCTACGCGGAGGCGCTCGCGATCGTCAACGAGAACGACAAGACTGAGGCGGCTCGCAAGGCGGCTCGCGACGCGGCCGCGAAGAAGGAGGCCGCGAAGAAGTAGTCGAAACCACTAGACCCCAACCAAGGGCGGACCGAGCAATCGGCCGCCCTTTTTTGGGGCCTGCGAAACGAACGAACGTTCGTTCGCTAGCCAGTTAGAAATCTAGCACCCCCCAACCACGAATCTCGGCTGGGGACCCGCAGGGTACCCCCGTCCCAAACCGCGCAAAAAAATTTGAGATTCTCCTAGATAGCGGGCCGCTAGGCGCTTCAATTCTTGAAGCTACCCTGGCACGACTTCTGCATACCTCTAAGGCAGGACCTCGTTGCGATCAACCAATGACCCGCAGTGGGCGGCCATCGGCCGCCGAAAGGAGCCAGGGATGGCTGCAACTGCCGACAAGAACGCGACAACCGGCGCTCCCAAGAAGAAGCTCGAGGCTGACTTCAAGGCCAACGAGCCTTCCCACAAGTCGGGCATCGACCAGAAGGGCATGCCCAACGATACCCTCGGACCCAAGCAGGTCCTCCGCGCCGCCAACGAAGCGCTCCTAGCGCTTCGTCCCCAACCCTCCGTCACCGAGATCGAGTCCGTGTTCGCCAAGCTCTCCGAGATCGACGAGCACGGCCAACCCAAGCACCGCTACAAGACCGCGAAGGAAGCTGGCGATGCGGCCGTCGGGATGCTACCCTAATGGCTGCCCCAACACCCGACGCGGGTATCTCCCCACTCGTGGCCGAGACGCCCTGCATCACGCGCCGGTGGCTTGGCAACACGGGTAACGCGGCTCTCTTCTCGAACTACAACTTCTTCCCGTGGAAGGGCCAGCCGCTAGACGCACCCGTCGGTAAGACATGGACGTCGGACGACGACGTGCGGCCATGACCTTTGCTTCGAGGCCCAATCCCCCGAGGCCCAATCCTCGATGAGCGACCCCGGCATCGCCCGCCTGGCCCGCAAGCTACCATGCGTCACGCGGCGCTGGCTCCAGAGCCCTGCGGGCTACCAGTTCTTCCCTTGGAAGAATCAGCCCATAGACTCCCCACGAGGGGCGAGCTGGACCTCCGACGACGATGTGCATGCGTTCGCCCCACCATCTGTTACCCTGATGGACCTCGGCCTTTGGGACTCGTGGGTCAATGGGGCTGATCGCATCGGAGCCACGAGCCTGACTGCGGTCACAACCAACGATACGCTCTACGTAAGCGGTGCCGGGTGGACCAACATCAATTGGGCTCTCGCAAAGGCTGGCAACCGAGTTCAGATCAAGTCTATAGATGACACCATCCTATACCAGAACTGGACCATTACCTCGGATTACGTAGCGCAAGCCCCAGGTGGGCACTTCGGCGTGACGGGTACCCTGCTCACCGTGCCGGCCCAAGCGTCGCAAATTCATGTGTATTGGACGTCACCATGAAACGCACCGAAGCGGGCGAAGCCCGCGAAGCGAAGGTCAACCAAGGTAAAGTCGTAGCAACCAAACGGCGCCGGGGCGCGCAGCGCCCGCAGCCCGTTAGCAGAGCGAAGGGGACCTAGGATGGCGAAGCAATACAGCGGCGGGACCTCGATGACCCACGGGAAGGGAAAGGCTCTTCCCATGTCGGCTGGGAAAGGTGGCAAGGGTGGCAAGCCCTCCATCTCGAAGAAGGCATGGGGTGCCGCGAAGAAGGTCTAAGGGGGCAGCCACCAACATAACCCCTGCACGCGCACGGTGGCTGCTCCCATGCCTAATGGGACCATCTCATGGGTCGAGACAGCAAGCAAGGTCGTTACCCAGGTCGGCTTCCCCGTAGTCGTTGCGGGCCTCCTTCTGTGGTGGGTTCTTTTCAGGTTCGAGACCTCGATCAACAACATCGCAGATCGGCTGAGTCAAAATGCGGCGTCGGTCGCGGTGTTTACGGAAGTAAATAAGGAGCAGACTAGGTTGATGGCCGCAGAGCTAGACGAACTACGGAAGCAAACCGTAGCACTCCAGTACCTTGCTGATCGAATCCGTGATCGGGACGGCAAGTGATCCATCGCCACTACTTCTTCGAGACGATCCGACCCCTGTTTGGGAAGCTTGCCCAATCGCAGGTCGATGGGTTGACCCTCTTCCTCAACCAGCACGATTCGGTCAAGCCCCGCATCAGCGATCGGGAGTTCGCGTATATCCTCGCCACCACATTCCACGAGACCGCCAAGACCTTCCAACCCATCGCGGAGTTCGGGAAGGGCAAGGGCAAGCCCTACGGGGTACCAGACTCCCAGGGCCGCGTGTACTACGGGCGGGGGTACGTGCAGCTTACCTGGCGGGAGAATTACGAGCGCCAGGACCGGAAGCATGGGCTGGATGGGGCGCTGGCCCACAACCCAGACTTTGCGATGGAGCCCGAGCTCGCGCTCAAGATCATATGGTTCGGGATGATCGACGGGGACTTCACGGGCAAGAAGCTCGCGGATTACTTTGGGCCCAACCGAACCGACTGGGTCCAGGCACGGCGCATCGTGAATGGGACCGATCGCGCTGAGCTCATTGCCGCGTACGCGGTCAGCTTCCACAACGCGCTGGGGCACGTATGAACGCGAGCGTCACACCCGACTACGTGGCGTACAACAACCAGTTCAGCAAGACGCCTGGGGCACCGGCCGAGGCGTACCAAACGAAGTTGCCCCCCGCCAAGGAGGCCCTGTATCAGAAGTGGCTCGACTCCACGAGCCGCGACGTGGGCCACCGCCTCAACCCCGACGACCCGGGCTACGACATGCGGGGCTACTGGCGAGACGTGGTGGCAACGGGCCGATTCAAACGGATGGGCCAGGACCAGCACTTCCCCGACACGTACAAGACACCGTACCATCCGACCTTCAGTCGCGAGTCGAGGTTCGCGACCTCGGACGCACCGATGTGGCGGGACGACCAGCTGGTGGATGCAGCAACCGGACAACCAACGCAGGGCTTCCTCGGGGAAATGAGCAACCAGGCAAGCTTTGCGGATGAGGAGAAGCCATGAAGAAGCCAGAGCCGAAGGAAGAAAAGGGAGAGAAGAAAGGCGGGAAGAAGTAACATGGCCAAGATGGGCGGAATGCCGATCAAGTTACCGAAGGTGCAGGGTGGCAGCTCGAGTGCCATCCGCAAGCGCCCACGGCCGGTGCAGACCAACATCGGGAAGCCCGCCAAGGGCAAGATGGCGTTCTAACCTTTGCTTCGAGGCCCGATCCCCAGAAAGGATCTCACTATGCCATCCGTCTCGAAGGCCCAGCAGCACTTTATGGGCATGGAGTACGCGAAGAAGAAAGCGGGCGAGAAGACCGATGTCAAGATGACCAAGGCCCAGCTGAAGGACTTCGCGGCGACCAAAACCAAGGGTCTGCCTACCCACGTGCCGAAGGCACGCAAGCGAGGACGCTAGCATGGAGTTAATCCAACTGATCGTGTTGATCGCGGTCGTGGGGGTTATACTATGGGCCGTCAACACGTACATTCCGATGGAGCCACACATCAAGCAAATCCTGAACGTCGTCGTGATCATCGCCCTGTGCTTGTGGCTATTGAGCTTCTTCGGACTTCTACCTTCGATGCACACGAGAGTCAGTTCCCTTGGCCCTGGTGTGACCGCTGCGATCGCTGGTGTGACGGATACACCACTCATCGTGACATCTACTCTGGCAAGGTCATCTACACCGTTACCTGCCACGGGCGCACCCAGCGTCAATACGTTGACGGACTCGACCTCCACGACGCTACACTGATATGGACGACGTGACCCAAGAAGCCCACGGAGCGATGCCCGCATGAGCCGGCACCTCGACTACCGCGACCTGGAACCGCTCAAGCGCCGCTGCGCGCTCATGCGGGCGGCGGGCATGTCGGAGCAGGTGATCGGGCATTTCCTTGATACGGACTACATGACCGTCTCGTACATCCTGAAGAAGCCCCGAGTCTCGAGGTACTTGATTGCACTCGAGTCAACATTCGTCAACGAGATTGGGCCTTCGGCGAAGCATCTCACTGCCGCGATCGAGCAGGAAGCGGTTCGCGCGTTCCAGGTCGAGCGGGACGTGATGGAGCGCCTGTTCGCGATGGAAGAGGATGTGAAGGCCCAGATGGGCGCGGCCTCGACGGCCCAGGATATTCTCAACCGGGCTGGCAAGCGGGCGCCGACGAAGATCGAGAGCACGGTCACGCATACGATCGACGCGGAGGCGCTGGCGCATGTCGCGTCAGTGCTCCTCGAAGTTAATCCACCCGTAGACGTCACCCCGAACGGGGGGGAGGGGTCCGACCGTAGGGAGGACCGCGATGGCGAAGAACTTTATCAAGGGCGCGATCAAGAAACCCGGAGCCTTGCATGCGCAGCTCGGGGTCCCACAGGGACAGAAGATTCCCGCGAAGAAGATCGCGGCGGCGGCGCAGAAGGGCGGGAAGCTGGGCCAGAGGGCCCGATTCGCGCAGACGCTGGCTAAGATCCGTGGCAAGTAAGAAGCGGTCACCGCTGGCGTGGCAGGGCCGCGGGAAGCCCACCAAGCAGCAGCAGGCGTTTATCAAACAGGTTCGGGCGATGCCCGTGAAGAAGGCGAAATGAAAGCACTTAACAAACCGGGCCGGTTCGCGCAGGTCAAGTACCCAACGGACACGCCCCGGATCTCGAGGAAGCGCGTGTGGATGGACCGGAGCGAGTGGCGGAAGGACCCCGGCGGGGCGACCGGCCCACTGGGCCAGCAGATGATCGACCAGCAGATGGAGACGACACGCACGCAGCCAACCCTCGAGAACACACCGTACAAGGGCCTGCCGGGCCTCATGGCTCGGACGGGCCGAGTGGCGATCAACAAGACCTAGGAGGTGATACATGCAAATCACCGCGTTCCCGAGACTCGAGATGCGCCAAGAGGAACCGCAAGAAGACGACGAGCTTGATCCCGAGGACCTGGAAGTTCTCGAGGACCAAGACATCGACGATCCCGAGGACGAGTAACTGTACGCTTCAGACTTTGAACAGGCCAGTTGGGCGGCCTCGACTGGTGCCGCGGACGAGCGCAGCGAGTCCGTTCGCCTAAGCCTCCGGGCACAGGCCCAGCGGTCTACCTACCTGATGGCGAAGGCCATAGTCGGGTTCAAGGACCTGACACCGGGCCTCCATGCCCAAATGTGCAAGTGGATCGAGTCGCCTCCACGGCGCAAGCTCGGCCTGGTTCCCCGGGATCACCTGAAGACGAGCGTGTGGACGATCCCCGACACAGTTCGGTTGATTGCGGCGGACTCGAACATCCGGCTACTGATCGCGAATGAGACCGCGACGAATGCGTCGCACTTCCTCCGGCGAATCCAGGCGGTGTTCGAGCGGTCGATGCTCTTTCGGTGGCTCTTCCCGGAGCTGATCCCGGACATCGGGCGAACCAAGTGGTCCGAGAGTGAGATGCTGGTCCCGAGGACCAAAGACTATCCCGAGGCCACGGTCGAGGTCATGGGGGTCGGTGGGGCCGTCGTCTCGCGCCACTACAAGCGGATCAAGCTCGATGACCTGGTGGGCAAGGAAGCCAGTGAGAGCGTCGAGGTCATGAAAAAGACCATCGACTGGTACCTATACTGCGAGTCACTGCTCGAGGAGCCGACAGATCCCATCGAGCTGTATGGGACCCGGTGGACGCACAAGGACGTCTATGCGTGGGCGATGGACCACGAGGCGGGCATCGACATCTTCCATCGGCGGGCGGTCCGCCGGGATGGGTCCACCATCTGGCCCGAGCGGTTTCCGCTCAACGAGCTCGAGCGGATACGCAACAAGATTGGGCCCTTCAAGTTTAGCTGCCAATACCAGAACGAACCGTACGATCCAGAGAACATGACGTTTGACCCTGGATGGTTGAGGTTCTTCGAGGTTGAGGGGTGGGAGTTTGATGAGGATTCGGGTGCAGTAAACCTCCGTATTGTGGGGCAACCGAAGCCATCCAGGGTCGTGCCCATCATACTGATCGACCCAGCGATCAGCGAGAAGAACTACGCGGCACGCAGCGCGGTGGTGTGCGCGGGCCTCGACGAAGTTGAGCGGGTCTTGTGCCTGGAGTCGTGGGCCGAGAGGTGCCAGCCGCTGAAGATGATCGAGAAGATCTTCGAGATGGCTGAGCGCTGGAACCCGATGGCGGTGGTCGTGGAGGGCGTCGCGTATCAGCGCGCGTTGAAGGGCTTTATAGAGGCTGAGTGCTTGCGGCGGGGCCGATGGCTTAACGTCCGCGAAGTCCGCCCTGGCTCTCGGGAGGGAAAGGAGTCCCGTATCAGGGGGCTCCAGCCATACGCGGAACGTGGGCGGCTGTGGCTCCGCCGCTCCACCAACCAGGTAATGCTCGAGGAGTTCGAGTCGTTCCCGCTCGGTGACACGGTAGACGTCTTAGACGCGCTTTCGTACGGCCCACAGGTGTGGATAAGCCCCGATGCTGCCGAGCGGGAACGACCCGGATTCTTCGATCTCGATGACCAACAGCCCAAGTTCGAGGGGGCAAGCAACTACACGGGGTACTGATGCCTTCCATCGTACGAGTCACGGTTGCAATGAAGCAGAGTTCGGGTTGGGTTGCTCAGAACATAGATAACCTCTATGACTCCCAGTATGGATTCCAGACGACTATCACCACGGGTATCGGGACGGAGGTCGAGGTGCCGTGGCCCAGTACGGGCGAGACGCAGGTCTACATTAGATTCCCCCAAGACACGAACGCGTACACCGCGAACGTGCGCTGCCAGTCGAGTGACTTTGGGTGGGAGTTCCAGGTGCCTGCGGCGGAGTCGATTGGGTCGCTCACGGTGCCGGCCCCGATC